CTTCCCAAGTGACCGAAGAATCACATTGATTTCTGCTACAGATAGTTCGATGGTTAGTACATTTTCTTCCATTATTTGTTCACCTTTTAAAATTAACGTTTACGACTACCGACAGTGTATTTAGACACTAGTTTCCATTTATCTTTTTCCTTGTATGAAATAATTTTTACTTCATTCAAGGATACCCGATCTTGTGCCTTTTGTTTATCTATGATCTTCAACAGACCCCATTCTTCAAGAAGATGGGCAATCGTGTTTCGCCTTTCAATATCCCGATAAGTCAGAGTAGTTGGTTTTCCATCTAGAGCAAACATTTCGAGGAAATGTGTAATGAAATACTTACCCTGTTTATGAAGAATATTGCAAGACTGGTAAAGTATATCGCCCGTTCTGGATGCAACACCAATTCTAGTTAGTGTTTCTTTAATCTTTAGAAAGTCATCTGGGTCTGACAGTTTCACTTCCAATAGACAATCAATGGTCCAATCATAATAGTTCTTTTGTGTCATCATGAGCCTTACTCACATAGTTTAAGGACTCATTATTTATTATTGGCTTTAACGACCACCGGTTTCATACATTTGTCGAATTTGTTTTAGTTGATCTTCAGTTAGAATACCAAGGGCAACTTCAGCTTTAGTTTTACTGTAGTTATATGCCATCATAACAAGATCAAGATCACTCGTTTTTACCGGTGGCTTCGACCACTTAGCAAATCGTTTACCCTTACGGATACCGTGAAGATAGAAATGGTATTGCCATTTATTAGGTGTACCATGGCAGCGGTTCATTTCATTGCTGAATAGTACCGTATCATAGAAATATGACATCTGCCTATTAATGACATATGGTACATAGTCTTTTTCAAGAAGTGGATCTTCGGCTAGAAGATCCTTTTTCGTTGAATTGATAGTATTGATAAAATCAAATGGGGTCATGGGCTTCTAACTTGTCCATATCTTCACGCGATGTGAGGATGTTACGATTTGGAAACTGTTTTGCTAGTGTGTCTTTTAGTTCATTAACCGATTTAGTTTGAAATAGAAACTTATCTGACTCTTTTTCGTACACATAGATGACATCCCCAACAATGTTGACCTTTACATATAGGGTATTTTGTCGTTGTTGTTCGATGACTTTCTCGATTTCATCTAGAATCATGTCTGCTTCTTTTTCTTCCGCTCGTCGGCGGATTGAAATGCCCGACATGATACCAACGCCGAATGAAACGATTGCCACGCCAACAATAGTAAACAAGTCCATGATCATTCCTTAAATTTGCAAGAGCTCATCAGTTCAACCATACAAGCCATAATATTGATCTCTGAGTCTGCAACAAAAGCCGCTCGATGTTGATAATCAGCCAGTAGTAGAACTAGCTGAGGGATTGAAGATGGCTCCAAAACGTCAGTGGCTTTATCATACAGTTGACGAAATAGTGAGCTGGTTTCAATATCAGAGTTCTGACCAACCCATTTACGAACCTCGGTAAAATTTTTGGCTTTTAGATGCCTGACCAGAGTCTTGAATGATTCATCACCGAGATTTACGAGAATACCAGCATCAATCTTACCGGATACTGAATACCGTTGAAGTTCATTCAAAACACGACGAAAATCTGGAAAGTGTTTGTTAACGATCTCGGCAACAACTTGTGGCTCGAATTCAATGCCTTCGGTTTTTAGAATATGAGTGATACGTTTAAAAAACTGAGCCGCGATTTTCGGTTTATCTTTATTGTCGATCTTAAATTCAACTACAGCACAACGAGAGTGGATTGGCTCGATGATGCGGTTCTTAAAGTTGCAAGTCAGAATGAATCGGCAGTTGTTAGCAAATTCCTCAATCGCTGCGCGTAAAGCGGGCTGGAGCGAATTTTGATTAGCATAGTCGAATTCGTCCAAGATAACAACTTTCTTGGAATTGGTTAGAGATACAGTTGACGCAAAGTTGCGAATCTTACTGCGAAGAGTATCAATTCCAGAATCTTCCGAACAGTTAATGAATAGAACATCAGCGCCAATTTCATTACAAAGTGCTCGGGCAATGGTTGTCTTACCAACGCCAGCGGACCCACAGAATAAGGCGTTTTGAAGTTCACCGCGCGCAACAAATTCCTTGAACATGTTCTTGGTTGCTTCTGGAAGAATACACTCATCAATAGTCTGCGGGCGATATTTTTCTACCCAAAGCATTTGTTCAACAACACTCATCACTTTTCCTCTTGTTCCAAGATTTCATTATACTGTTCAATCGCTTCATCATACCCATCCCAATTGTCGACACCCATCATTTGTAGACAATTAAGAAGAATTGAATCATTCAAAAGCGCCTCATACTCTTCTTCGGAAATTGAAATTTTCTTATCATCACTCATCGCACTATCCATAACAAAATGTATTCTATCACAAGAGAGGGCACTTGTACATAACAGAATCGCCCTCTCCAAATAATCTTAGAAACTAGAATCAGCCTCTGCAGCCACGTAATATGTCAGATCAGTCTGAGTGTTCTTGAATCGGGTAATCTTCTTGCTTGAGATCGCAACAGCATAATCACCAGTTAGGAACTTTAGATTATCAACCTTAAGATTACAGGTGAAAGTTTGTTCGCATTCACCGATTTCAACGGTATAAGCGTTGGCAGTATCGTTCTTCTTATCGGCAACCAGAACCGATAGCGTACCATCTGCACCAACAAATGAAACGTCTGAGGCCTTAAGTACTGATGCAGTTTTGATGATCATCGCCAGTTGATCAGCCCCAAGGGCAAATTCAATCTCGGGCGAAGGAAACCGAATGTTACTTGGAGCAGCTTTTACGATACCTTCGCCGGCAGCAAAGTACTTGATCTTATTGGCCCCACCATCAGATACTAGAACGTATTTTTCGGTAAATTCAAGATCGGTATTCGGGAATAATGAGACTACGTTAAGGAATTCATTCAGATCATAGATACCAAAGTCCATTGGAAATGTGTCTTCGACAACAGCTTCAGCCATCACATTCTTGCCTTCAGAGATGGTAGCCAGCTTATTACCCTCTTTTAGCATGATGGAGCCATTGATATTAGCAAAATTTTTGATGATAGTTAGAGTGCTCTTAGAGAGATTCATAGTATAGAGTTCCTTATAGTTTCTTGGTTAGCATGGGTTGAAGTTGCGGGATTTTTCGTATTCGCGTTGGATCATGTAGATGAATAGGTATCCCGTAAGATCCAGAATTGTATCGTCAAATGACTCATCTTTAAGTTCGTTACCGCGAGCAAGACGAGACAGCTTATCATCCATTCGAACTTTAAGTTGTTCCATTGCATTCATCTTGGAAAAAACACGAACAGGATTCATAGCTGAATCCCCATATGCTTTATTCTTTTCCAGAAGAAGTGAACGAACTTTACCAATCACATGATCGAGATCTGATTCAAATTTGGCTTCAGCTTCGGGTGTATATTGTTTCATTGTGCCTCCAAATAATTATTTTATCACATGTTGCCATATATGGTTAATCAAATTTTATTCGGAATGATTGAATATAGAAACGCTTAGGAAGGTCCAGGTGACCCCGAATCATCTGAGACATATGTCACTATATCTAACATTATTCGGGTGTCACAGGGTGTCCCAGATGAATTCAGATAATGATCCCATATTTCTTACAATCGGCTAGAAACTCTATCATAGCAGGATCATCGTTTTCTGAGTGTGCTACAATAGATTCACCGTCATTTTCTGGAGAAGGAAATACATAGAGCCCGCGAGAAACTTTTGGTCCGCGAATTAGCCACATGGGATATCCGAAAAAAGCACCACCAGAATTTCGCCGCTCATACAGAGCTTTCCATATTTCTTCAACCTCTTGACGGGAAATCGATTTTGCCGTGGCTAGCTCTGGCCGAAACTTGATGAATTCATCGATACATAACTTTTGAGATTTGGTGAGCTCAGAATACCTCATGATTCACCTCAAAATGGGTTATTTTCAGAATCCGAATCGGCGCCCGATTCGTCATTAGTGGGTGCATTAATCTTTTCAAACAGATCGATGAACGCGCCAACAGTAGCAGGATCAAAT